CCCAGCCATTACCGCAAATAAAGATATTAATGCTTCCATATAATTACTGTTTTATTATTTTATAACCTATGTATGAAAATATATAGGTAACAAAAATACCTATAAGTATAAGTATCCAATATTCTACTTTTTCTTGTTGTGTCGCAACAGAAACAACACTTCCTACCACTAATGCAGTAAAAGATATTTTTGCTAAATCATAAAAGAACTTACCAAGCGTTTCCCGACTTGTTTTCTCTTTTTCTTTAACTTCCTTCTTTACTTCCTGTTGTTCACTCCAACTTCCCATAGCTATTTCTTTGAAAAGTTCTCAATGGGTTATAAGCTTGCGAGCCATTTCTTCCCAGATTTGGTTTTGAGCCAAATCAAAAATGCTCCTGCTACTATAATGCCTGCGGTGAATATTGCTGCTAACATTTCCATATTGTGTTATTTTAAAATTAAGTTTCCAATATTGGCTAAAATTATGGTCAGTGTAATTCCGGCTACTAATATATACCAATTTATTCCTACTTCAATATTAGTGTATAGTGGAGTTACACCACCTAATACCAATGCAACAAAAGTCAGTTGGGAAAGGTTGAAAAAATATCCTGCGAGTTTATCTCGTCTAGTTTTATCTTTTTCTTTCCGTTCTTTATTTGCTTCCTGTTGTTCACTCCAACTTCCCATTCAAATTAAGATTTATTGCAAATATACGAAAATCAAACAATAAACAATAACATAAACCATTTATTTAACACACTTCACCCTTCGGCAAATTGGCCAGCACCTCATCTATGAAAATTGATCGGTAGTGCGGACATTCCAGCACTCCCTTTTGCTTCGCTTCCCGGTACACTCTGGAAAAGAGCTTTGCTTTCTCCTGGATTGTTGCTGGAATCTCTTCAATGGGCGTAGACAGAAATCGACATCCCCACCCTTTGCATGAAGGTGAAAGCCTACAGTGTTTTTGATTTTTCCACTGACACGAACAGTCATATATGCTTTGAACCATATATAATAAAACTCCAATATTCACATTGCAGCACTAACAATACATTTGCTAATGCTGCAATTATCTTTAATTAATCTTCTAGAACTTTTATCCTATTCCTTATGTTCGTACATATCGATCGCCTTAAAGAATTCATCCTCATAGTTATAAATATCATCAAGGCTTTCAATAACATGTTTCACATCTTTCTTATTTTCATCAATGGTAGCCACATATTTTGTAGCTGTATTGAAATACATACGACAAATAGGCTTTCTATTGTTGTCATCAAGCAAAACGCTAAAGTATGTTTGAGCATCACGATATACTATACGGGATATATCCACTTTTTTCCGACAGATTGCCTTAACGATACGATAAGCATCAAGTTCTTCTTCTGTAGTAACGACTTTTGATTCTGGTTGATTTTCTGCTTGAGTTTCTTCAGCCGGAGTGTCAGTTTGCTTCGGTTGAGCCGACTCAATTTTTGAATCACTAACGGTTAAAGCACCTTTTAAACGCTCATTAATGATATCATTGATATGTGAAGAAATAGCACGTTTTACCAAAGGGGTAAACTGATCGATTATATTTTGCAACATTCTTCCTTCATATACTTTAGTCGCAAACATTTTCACAAAATCAGTGCTCGGTGAGGAAAATTCCTCCTGAATGATAGCCTTCAATTCTCCCATATACTTTAATTCACTGGCTGAGTTTAGTATATTGTCTACGTCAAAGTACGATTTATGAAATTTCTTCAACTCTTCAATTTGATTATCCCTCAAATCCGTTATATCCACTTCCAAGAATGGTTTATCATCCATTATATTGGGTTCTTTCAAATCTGTATAAAAACGATAAATAATACCATTAGTCAATAATCCAAACTTAGCCTTTGAAACATTGAAATAACGCAATAGTTGATTGTCGTGAAGATTCAAATCCTGCTTCCAGTGTTTACATTCAATAAGCAAGATAGGCTGATCGTCCTTCATTATGGCATAATCAATCTTTTCTCCCTTTTTTGTACCAATATCACAAGTCATTTCTGGCAATACTTCCAACGGGTTAAAGACATCATATCCCAAAGCATTTATAAAAGGCATGATAAAAGCGTTCTTTGTTGCTTCTTCTGTTTGAATGTTATCTTTTAATTTTCCAACTCTGTCTGCGAGTTGTTTAATTGCATCTTTAAAATCCATAGTATTTTATATTAAAAGTTTATTATACAGATTGCTTTCACTTGTTATTTTGCCGACATACACATAAGTACTCGATATACGCCGTACACCTCTGACAAAGGAACGTCAAAGTCCGAGAATTTCGGATCCGGGTTTACCGAATGGCATTTCACATAACCTTCCTTACCCTTGCACTCATGAAGTTCCTTTACTATAACCCCATTTGCAGTGTCCAAAACGTATGTTTTACCCCAGTCTATAAAAATATTGGGGTTTATCTTCTTTATCAAAATACGGGAACCTGAGGGGTATTCAGGTGCCATACTATCTCCATATACTGTAATGGCAAAGTCTACATCTTCAATGGGTGAAATTATAGCCTCACAATTTTGAAGCATTGCGCCTGGAGCCGCAAAACCCGTAAGCGTTCCTCCCATAGCTGACATGGGAAGAAGATATGTGGTGAAACCATTTCCTTCATTTAGTTCTTTCCTACCATAATGGGATGTAGGCTCTTGTACTTTATTTGAAATAGATTCTGCATCTTGACCATAAGACAACATTTCTCCTTGACCTGTTAAAAGCCAATTCACATCTAATTCCGGGAACGATTTAGATATTTTATCTATCGTTGAACGTCTTGTATTATCACCCATCTTCGAAACTGCTGCATTACTTAGTCCAACTATCTTTTCAAACATCTGTACTGGTAAACCTTTATACTCAATAAAGTATAATAACCGCTCCTTTAGACCTTTCATATATTCGAGTTAATTAGAGTTAATATCTAAATATAATTAGATTTATTGTTTGATAAGTTAGATATTAAATCTATCTTTGCAACATCAAACAATAAACAACAGCACAAAGGAACGAAAAATAGTTCGGAAGTGCAAAAATATTGACTAACTAAAAAGAGGTAAACTCTGTGTTCTTTGATTTATTGATGTTGCAAAATATATAGTATTAACTTTAAAAACTGGAATAGATATGGATGAAGATCAGTACCAGACTATACGCACATCGTTGCAGATAATAGAACTGTTACTTAGTGCAATCATAGGGATTTTACTATTCGATTAAGCCGAATAGGTGATTGGCAAGCGCACCCAATAGAGCAGCGGTCAAATCACGAATGAACCTTTTGATGGAAGTGCGGATATCCTTGTTGCGGTCTTTCCGCTTTTTGCAGGCATATCCGCCTTCCTTTTGAAATTCCGTCCCTTTGGGTGTCATATCAATAGTAAACCTGTATGGCAAATTCGTATGGGGTACAGCCTTGATATATCCTTCCTCTGCCAGTTTTAGGATAATCCGTTTCGTTCTGCCGGGGTTGTCCGTTATATCAGCGAACACACGGTCTGAATAGTGCATGGTGTGGTTATATTCACAGAACATGCTTATGACGGTGAGAAAGAAATCTAAATCATTATCGGTTATGGCATCGCTCTGAGACATAATCATCGCTTCGATAGGGTTTCAAGGGTTTTGGAAAGGTTCTCGATGGTACGTTGCTGAGACTCAATAATTGCCAACAAACTTTCTTCCCTTTTATTAAAGAAATCATGTGTCGCTTCTTTAAAGGTTTTAGGATTGTCTTTGTCCAAGGTTAAATTGATGATGTATTTCGATACCACTTCATCCCCAAACTTGGACTTTAGAATGTTCAGTTGTTCATCCGTTAAATCCCTACCAGATGCTTCTATTGCATAGATATTTCCTTGGGTGCAGTTGAACATTTCAGCCATAGCCATTTGGGTTATTCTCCCATTTTCCTTTCTGAATCTCTTTAAATCGAACATATTATTAATAAATATTAAATACAAGTATTATTTATTGCAATAATAGTAGTAATAATAGTATTAATACTTATATTTGCAACATCAAACAACAACAATAAACAAAGAAAGCAAGTTTGAGTGAGATAACCAAATAAAAGTAATAACTAAAAAGAGGTAAGA